CGATGCATAGCGATTCAAACAGGTGCTGGGGCAGGCCTTTTTCCATGTCGTCTGCCAGTTCTGCCTCTTTCTCTTCACGGGCGATCTGCTGGTAGTGACGCGCCCAGCTCTGAGCCTCAAGACGATCCTGAATGTAATAAGCGTTCATGGCTGAACTCCTGAAAATGGCTGTGAAAATAGCGCCCGCGAAATGCCAGGCTGATTAGGAAAACAGGAAAGGGGGGGTAGTGATTCAGGCCGTTACCGCGTCCGTCGAGAAAAACTTCTACGAGCAAATCACGGGTATAAGTGCGCTCGATGCCGCGATGCAGATAAAGCCGTCCGCGTAAATTAGCTGATGCTGTCCAGGTACCATCTTTGTGTTTGACCAGCATTCCTGGCATGACCGCACCGCGATTAACGGTCTGCGTTCCGTAATGTTGATGAACCATAAAAAATCCTGCCCGTAAGCTGGGCTGCTGAACAAATAAGGGGTTGCGCAGTATCTGGCGGTGGATGGCCGCCGGTTGTCATAACTAAGTCGCCTCGTTGAAGCAACTGAGGTATGAAGTGTTGATTTGATTTCAGCTGGTCACACCGACGTTCACGCGTCCGCTTCACCCCTCGCACTCCCCGGAGCCTGCTGAAATTCAAGCTGCGGATCTAAGCGGTCATCGCAACGGTGAATCAGGTGGTTGCCGTATCGTTGTGTTGTTGCGATATGGTGATAATAGCTATTGCTATTGGTGATATCAATACTTATTGCTATTGGTTGATGTGTTTTGATATTAAATATTTGATAGCAAAAAGAATTAATTTTGTAACTGGCATCGCATAGCGATAACTGAAGCGAGGTTGTGGTGGTTTTTTGAACGGTGTGTGATGAGGGGAGGGGACAAAAGAAAACCCGGCACGGTGGCCGGGTCTGTCATATCAGTGAGCGTGCTTTTCTTTTAATTTTAGTGCAACAATTTTTGTGATCACTCCGGAAAGCAGCATCGTGTAATTAGGGATTTTTGATGCTTTGTTCAAAACAGAGCCAATAACTAGAAATATAGCTAAAATAAATCCGAATAATGTCATGGATATCATTGAAATTATAGGGTTTTTTGCCATGTACATTTGCATTAAAACTGCGAAAAAGCGGTCAAATTCCTCAGAGTTCTCCTTGATAATATCCTCGGGTTTATTTTTGCTGGAGGCTAAATAAAACACGATAATGAATGGAGAAGCTATGAGCATCAATGGCAATGCGAACCACATCCGCATTAGCTTGTAATTTAGGTACATTTTATTTTTTTCCTTGTCTGATAAATTTTCATCATTAAGGAATGTACTAAGCATCTCAACCGCTTTTGCTTGGTGTTTTAGGGCGTTTTTTCTACAGAAAATCCAATAAGAAAGCACGCAAGCACTGGCAACAGCGGCATAAATCCACGTCATCATTACTTACCTCCTTTCCGTTTCTTTTGCCTTGCTCTGATATCATTGACTCTCTCATCGAGAAGTCGTTCACTTTTTCGTATACTACCCCATGTATAAATTAAGTAAATGATAATGACAGGAAGTGAAAGAACAAGCATTGCACCAAGAAAAGGTGACTTGGTGTAAATGTCGCTCCAAAACGAATGGGCGGCAATTATAGATTTAGGGACTGTTTCATCACCCATATCTATGTTTATTAAAGAAAAACCCAAAACTCACATCCCTTATAAATCTAAAAGATGGTTTAAAACTCAACCATGTTTTCGGTAAGTTTGCGGCATGCTCCCAATAACCTTACCGAAGATGAACACCCGGTTCATCTCGTCTTTCTCGATCGGGTCCCACGGTGAGTAGCTCTTGTTATCAGAGATAACCAGCAGCTTATCCTTCATCATTTGCAGGCGCTTTACATGGGCGGTGTCGTCGTACAGAAACGCATAGATACCATCACCGTCGAAAGATTTAACCGTGATATCAACGAACAGAAGATCACCTGGTTCGATCGTTCCTGACATGCTGTCACCGCGTACGTTAATGATGCGGATATTTTCTGCCTTCCTACCATCGAACATGTGACGAGCATCGTCAAACGAGTACTCAACCGAGCGTAGAACTTCTACAAACTCACGGTTGATGACACCCGGCCCGGCACTGACTTCTATATCAAGAACGTCAATCTTGAAGTATTTGGAATGGTTGACAGCAGGCTTCCCTGATTGTTGACCGTCATTTCTCATCGGGCCTATGCCTGATGAGAGCCACTCTGTTCGAACACCCAATGCATTAGCTATTTCAACAATTTTTGTTGAGCCGCGCGCGTTGCCGCTTGTCAGTCTCCAGATTGTGGGTTGAGCTACGCCAGACGCCTTTGCAAGAGCGCCTTGAGACATTCCAGATTGTTCCATCGCTAGGTTTAAGCGATCAGCAAGAGTTTCTTTTTTCATAAGTTTTAATTTATACGCTTGCGTATTGATGGTCAAAACACGTTTTGCTATTGCTTAGATTAATACGGATTGCTATTATTCCTTCATTGCAATACCAATAGGAATTGATAATGACAAATCAAACCATTCAACTCGCAATCAGTATTACAGGTAGTCAAAAACGACTGGCAGATCTATGCGGTGTAGCCCAACCCACAGTTTGGCGTTGGCTACACGGTGGCGGAATTGATGCCCGCTATGTAATGAAAATTGTCTCAGCCACTGGTGGAAAGATTAAACCAGCAGATATTCGTCCCGACCTCGCACCATTGTTTAACGCGAGTAATTCTGCCGCCTAAACTGCGGCGTTAACTGATAAGGCAATGACTATGCAACCACTTACATACCAACAGACTAGCGGGTTTAGCCCGACTGCGGTGATAAATCGTTCTCAAACAAAACAGGCGCCAGGCCACGAAAAAATCCGTGATGCCGTTCGCGCCTGGTCGGCTGCAGATAATCAGGATGTTGTTGCCGCACTCATTGTGAATGAGTATCGGGAGCAGGGCGGCGGCACCATCGATTTCCCTGATGATGTCAGCCGTGCACGCCAGAAGTTGTTCCGCTTCCTCGATAACAAATTCGATTCTGAAAAATACCGAAATAACGTGCGTGAACTGACCCCGGCAATTCTGGCGGTACTACCGCTGGAATATCGCGGCCACCTGGTTGAGCAAGATAGCTTCATGGCTCGGCTGGCTGAAATGGAAAAGGAACTCAGTGAGGCAAAGCAGGCGGTCATTCTCAACGCACCACGCCACCAGAAACTGAAGGAAATGAGTGAAGGTATTGTGTCGATGTTTCGTGTGGACCCGGATCTGGCTGGTCCATTAATGGCGATGGTTGCCACCATGCTGGGGGCAATATGACAGGTTCAGAAATGGCGAAAGTCGGTCTGCGGGAACAGAACCGACTTTCAGGTGCAAATCGTAACACACTCATTGCGGGAGGAATTATGGCAAACACTGCTGAGATATTCAATTTTCCAGTACCGGATGTGGCACAAAAGGAGCCGCGCGTGGCAGATCTCGATGATGGTTATACGCGCATTGCAAATGAGTTGCTGGAAGCTGTAATGCTGGCCGGATTAACACAGCACCAGCTTCTGGTCTTCCTGGCTGTCATGCGCAAAACATATGGCTTTAATAAAAAACTGGATTGGGTGAGCAACGAGCAACTTTCCGAATTGACCGGGATATTGCCGCACAAGTGTTCTGCTGCAAAAAGCGTTCTGGTAAAGCGTGGGATTCTTATTCAGAGCGGGCGGAATATCGGCATCAATAATGTGGTCAGTGAATGGTCAACATTACCCGAATCAGGTAAGAAAAATAAAGTTTACCTGAAAGAGGTAAATTTACCTGAATCAGGTAAGAAAAGTTTACCCAAATCAGGTAAAGGCACTTACCCGAATCAGGTAAACACAAAAGACAAACTAACAAAAGACAATATAAAACCTTTTTCGTCCGAGAATTCTGACGAATCCTCTGACCAGCCAGAAAATGCCCTTCCTGTGGTGAAACCGGATGCTGCGATTCAGAGCGGCAGCAAGTGGGGGACAGCAGAAGACCTGACCGCCGCAGAGTGGATGTTTGACATGGTGAAGACCATCGCGCCATCAGCCAGAAAACCGAATTTTGCAGGGTGGGCTAACGATATCCGCCTGATGCGTGAACGTGACGGACGTAACCACCGCGACATGTGCGTGCTGTTCCGCTGGGCATGCCAGGACAACTTCTGGTCCGGTAACGTGCTAAGTCCGGCCAAACTCCGCGACAAGTGGACCCAACTCGAAATCAACCGTAACAAGCAACAGGCAGGCGTGACAGCTAGCAAACCAAAAGTCGACCTGACAAACACAGACTGGATTTACGGGGTGGATCTATGAAAAACATCGCCGCACAGATGATTAACTTTGACCGTGAGCAGATGCGTCGGATCGCCAACAACATGCCGGAACAGTACGACGAAAAGCCGCAGGTACAGCAG